TTATAGATACTTTTCATTTAATATCTTCAGTTTTCGGTTCATCATTTCAAACAGGCCTGCAGAAGCCTCGCCTGCCGCCGGTTTATCCAGCCGTTTTTCCTGTACATCCAGCAGGCTTTTTTGTATGTCAAGCGCCTCCAGCATTTCATTCATCGTTGCCTGTGGCAGCCCGCTGCCCGCAATATACGCATGGATACCCGGAATCTTGTGCCGGTAATAATTGATTTCATACATTTTTTCATCCCTTTCTTTTTCGGACCATACCTGCCCACCGTTATAGCTGATACAGAAAATGACCTCGCCCAGGCGATCCAGCTCTATCATATACGGGCTGGTCTTCTTCATTTTGTTTTCAACCTGTTCCCAGCTGCCGACAAAATCCCGGTGCACAAAACGGGGAGACGCCTCCCGAATGATGGCATTCGTCGTCACCCTGACCTGCAGCCATTCTCCCAACTCCGCTACCACCTGCACCGGTTCGCCAAATTTATACTCGCCAATCACATTTTCCTCCGACGCGCTGGCAGAACTGCGCATGCGCACCTGGCGTCCAATGATGAAGCGGCTGGCAGAATCGGCAAACTCCTGGGCCGCGTTACGGATATTCCCCGGTTCGTTCAGGCCCTGAGCTTCATCCGCCAGTGCCGGCTGTGCAGCGAACAAAAATACACAGGTTAACAGTAAAACGATTCCGGTCAACACATGTTTCATTTTTTTCATAGAGATTTCCTCCATCTCCGGACTTCCCTTCATAATATTGATGCGGAAAACAACGATTTGTACGGTTAATATTGATTTACTTTATTATACCAAAACAGCCGCGGAAAAATCTACGGCTGTGAAAAAAACTGCAATTTGCTTTATAGTTCATGAAAATACGGACAGATGTTCTCGTAATGTCCGTCCTTCAAGCGAAATCCTCCAGGAATTGTTCCAAGCTGTATAAAACCCAACCGTTCATACAAATGCCTTGCATGAATGTTACTCTCTACAACCGCATTGAACTGCAACACCCGGAATCCAAGCTTTCTTCCCATTTTCAGACAGTCTAGTACCAGTTGCTCTCCAACGTGCCGACCGCGAGCATCAGATGAAACTGCATAACTGGCATTGCAGATATGTCCGCATCTTCCGACATTATTGGGATGAAGGATATACAACCCCATTATCTTTCCACCGATTTCAGCAACCCCTGTATAACTTTGCGAAGCAAAAAAACGTGTACCACTTACCAGATCAAGACATTCTTCCTGTGGGAAAGCAATGCCCTCTTCGACCACTTCATTCCAAATACGTATCATATCCGGCATATCTTTCTGATTGTATTGCCTGATCAATTGACAAACACCCCCGTAAATCACGATTTGTATTACTGCTATCATTATAACAAAACAGCCGCAGAAAAATCTACGGCTGTTAGAAAAACAACAATTTTCTTCATCCTCGGCGATGAAATACCATCACAGGTTTACAAAGTGAAAAATGGCTAATTTTTGACTACTTTGACTGTCATGCTAATCCCTGGGCACAGTTAATAAAAAAAATCCCCTGCCCACCGCTAAACGTCCTATTTTAGCGATAGACAGGGGTTTCATTTTTACGCATATAAATACTCGCCCTGGCCTCTGAAAACGCGCCACAGCCCGTTTTATGAGGTCGTTTTTTTCCGGGATGCCGTTCTTGTGCGGGATTTGACCAAATCACCCAGCGGAACCTCGATTTCCATGCCGTCCCGGAAGATAACCGTCACCCGTTCCTCGTCGTTCACGACAATGTGGTCCAAAAGATTGCACCAGAGACGTTCGTCAAATTCGGTGACGGCATCCCCGAGTTGGTCGATGGTAGCTTTGACAGATTTGAAATACAGCCTCTTTGCTTTTCGTTTTTCTAACTCAATTTTGCATTCGTTACAATTCTTTAACGCATCATTGTACTCTTCTTCCAGGATTTTCCGCTTGGCCTCATACTCTTTCTTTTGCTCCGGGGAACATATCAGCGCGCCTTCAAGCCGTACTTCCTGCAAGGCCTTACGCTTATCATCATACTTTTTCATCTTGGCTTCCAGTTCCTTTACGGCGAACAGTTCTTCACTGATGGCCATCAGGTTATCCGCCAACTCGCTCTTCCCACGCAGCCGTTCGTTCAGCGCCATCAGGAAGAATCCCTGGAGTTCCTCCTTCGTGAACCATCCGGTCTCACAGTATGTCTTTTTGTGGTATTTGTTACGGCACCGGAAGATTACTTTCCTGTATTTGTCATTGGAATGCCAGGTTGCCTCTGCAAACCAGTCACCGCAACATCCGCACTTCACCTTGCAGGAATATGCGTCCTTCCCACGCCACATAAGCTTTGACCCTTTCCGCTTCTGGCGTTCCGCCTGCACCGCGTCGAACATCTCCTTACTGATGATGGCCGGGTGGCTTTTTTCAATATAGTATTTGGGCAGTTCGCCTTCGTTCACCTTCTGCTTCTTCGTCAGGAAGTCTGGAACATACCGTTTCTGCAGAAGCGCGGAGCCCTTGTATTTCTCGTTGGTCAGGATGCTGCGAACTGTTCCGGTATGCCAGCGGGGACCGCCTGCCGGACTCTTCACCCCCATCCCTTCCAGCCTTCGGCATATCTGGGCGAAGGTCAGTCCGTCCAGATACCATTGGTAAATCAGCCGAACAGTCTCTGCCTGCTCCTCGTTGATGACCGGCTTGTAGTCAGGCCCGGGGTCGTACCCCAGGAATATTTTGTATGGCATGTTGAACTTTCCCTCGGCCATCCGTTTCCGGCGGCCCCACTTGGTGTTCTCGGATATGGACCGGCTCTCTTCCTGGGCCAGGGAGGACATGATGGTGATGAGGAGTTCCCCCGAGGCGTCCAATGTTTTGATGCCCTCTTTCTCAAACTCCACCTCGACGCCTTTTTCCTTCAGCTTTCGGATTGTGGTCAGGCAGTCCACCGTGTTCCGGGCGAACCGGCTGATGGATTTTGTCAGGATCAGGTCAATCTTGCCATCCATAGCATCGGCTATCATCTGCTTGAACCCTTCACGGTGCGCCGTGCTTGTACCGCTGATGCCCTCGTCGGAATAAACCCCCACGAATTCCCAGTTCGGGTTCCCTTTGATGTGTTCCGTATAATACTTTACCTGCATCTCATAGCTGGTCTGCTGTTCCTCCAAATCCGTGGAGACACGCGCATACGCCGCCACCTTCCTGGCAATTTTCTTTCCGTCCGCTGTCGCCGTGAAAGGATTTATCGTCGCCGGTATCGTTTGCACAACAGGATTCATGCGCCGAACCTCCTTCCCTTATATTGCCTGCTTCTTTCCGCCCTGCGTTCCGGTGTCCAGTACTCTTTCCGGCTGACCGGCTCCCAGCTTTCATCTATTATCGTCCCGTCCTTCATATGAAACACCAGTCGGTGCTGTTCCGGGACGACTATCTTCTCAACCTTATCCATAAACACCGCCCCATCAAATTCTTCCAGTCCCAGCACCCTGCAGCAAGCTGCCTTCAGCCTCCTGTCCGGCAGGTACTTGCTGGGACATTTCCCTCCCTTCCTCCGGGTGCTGCATATCCAGTCAACATAACCGTCCTTGCTGAACCGGCTGTACCACTTGCCACAGTTGCCGCATTGGATCTTATGGGTGAAGCAGGTCATGCCCTTCCGTAACATGAAGCCCATCTTCGTCCGGTACGCCAGGACCTCCTGTACTTTATCGTAGGTTTCCCGGTCAACAATCCCGGCATGATGGTGTTTGACATAATACCGGTCCCGCTGACCGATATTATTGATTACTTTCTTTGTGATGCAATCCTTGACAAACACTTTCTGCAAAAGCAGGTCGCCGACATAAAGAGGATTGGAAAGAATCCGGCGGACCGTGACAGTGCTGAACTGTTTCCCACGCACCGTCAGCCGGCCCTCTTCCCGCAACCGTTTTGCTATGGCATAAACGGATTCCCCACGAAGAAGGCTTGCATACATTTGACGTATCACCTCTGCCTCTTCCGGCTCAATGACATACTGCCTGTCGACCCAACGGTATCCATATACGAACGTGCCACCGCTGGGTTCTCCGTGCATATACTTTTTCCGGATGGCCCATTTGATATTATTGGAAATGGACACACTCTCTTGCTCGGCAACGGCAGCAGTGACGGTCAGCAAAAATTCTCCGTTTATTCCCAATGTATTGATATTTTCCTTTTCGAACCGTACCTCAATGCCGAGCTCCTTCAATTTCCGGACGCTGTTGAGCAGGTCTACCGTGTTCCGTGCGAACCGGCTGATGGATTTCGTAAGGATGATATCAATCTTCCTTGCCCGGCAGTCCTCCATCATCTGCTGGAACTGCTTCCGGTGCTTTAAGCTCGTCCCGGAAATCCCGTTGTCGGTATAGATTCCTGCGAACTCCCATTCCGGGTTGTTTGTAATAAGGTTTGTAAAATAGGTCACCTGGGCCTCATAGCTGGATTCCTGGTCTTTTTTGTCAGTAGATACCCTGGCATAGGCAGCCACCTTCTTTTTCTGTACTTCCGTCTCCAGCGGCTCGGTGGCCGGGATTACCTTTAACCCGTCCATGATCTCACCTCCCATGGTATCTATCACTCAGAACCTACTTATAGTCAAGTCATTACCGGAGTATACTTTTCGCGCATCAGCCTGTCCGCCGCATCGTATTCCTCCTGGGTGATGACGCCCTCCTTCAGTGATTTCCTTACTATGGCCATGGTGACGCTGTACATCATCTGGCTGTGAAAAGTCTCATGTTCCATATGTCCGTCCTCCTTCAGAAAAATACCCCTCACTTAATAGCCGGGAAACAGGCCAAAAGTTAAGGGCCGTTTCAACTTTTTTCATCCCATCGCTCACAATTAACAGAAACAACGGGTCAAAATTGAGGGGTATCGTTAAGGCGGTGCAAATTTGGACGATGTAGAATAAGGTCAGGCAATTCCAAACGCGCTGGCAGGACAACAACTATTACTGCAACCCTGTTCTACATCTTCCTCTGTTCACTTAAGCAAAAATTTATAGTGAAAACAAAAAATCCGCCGAGTGGATTCCCGACGGAAAAAATACCTATTAACAATATAGAAAACGGCCCGCAGGTTTTACCCTACGGACCACAATAAAATTTTCAATGCTATTCTACTGAAAAAACCTCAAGAATTACCAACCCGCGATAATAGGCCATCGCCAGAGTAATCACACTGACCAGACATTGTCCCTTCTTTTGTTCTTTCTAATTTCATAATGCAATTTTCCACTACCACCACTAATGGTAAGGCTATAAATGTCATAATAAGGCTTTTTACCAACGTATTTCTCTATAATAGCATTTTATAGAATCTTATTTTGTATTTTATCATTGTATAATAATTTAAACAACAAAAAATGACCCGCAGGCTTCCCCACGGGCCATAGCACACAATTTATAATTTTCTCACAGCAAAATATAGACATGCAGCGGCTATCACGTAAGCAATGTTCCGCTGCCGTTTTATTTTACCGAGCCGAAGCCGTTCCTCTTGTTCGTACTGTTGCAATAATCTGTTGGCATTCTGCAATGACTGCTCCTGCCCTTCCAGCGTCAGCCTCAATGCGCCCAGCTGCGCCTTGAGCATCTGAGACTGTTTTCCGGCTTCCGTCAATTGCGTCTGAGACGCTTCCAGTTGTTTTCTCAATGTCGCGGACTCTGTCCTCTGCCTGTCGTTGATATTCCTCAACTCGGTCAAGTTCCTGTCTAACTGCTCCAGTTCCGTTTCCGTGATCTGGTAGAGTTGCTCTGCCGAACATAAAGCCGGAATAAAAGATAAGCAGACAACCAATAATGTGCAGCACAATCCCCTTACAATCCTGAACATTCATTCCACCGCCTCCCTCACTCAAGCAACCAATTGCCGTCAAACCACCGGTTTCCGACCTTCAGCCTGTCGGTGAATTGCCACATCTTGGCACCGGGCCAGTCACAGGAATGTGCCCACTGCGCACACCAGACAGGAACGTACTCCGGCAGCAGGTTCGTGTAGATGCGGTTCTCCAACCAGTCCAGGCTGGCGTAGATACCGCAGTTATATCCGTGGCGGTTGCATTCCGTAATGAACTCGTTGCACATGGCGGTAATGGTCTGCGCCGACGGCATTCCATTGCGTTCCTTGTACCCATCGCCGTCCTCCATGTCGAACCAGACGCCCATCTCCAGTCTGCCCGGTGTCAGGCCACAGGATTCCAGGATATGCATCATGTAAGATGCCTCCTCCCAGGCGCCCACCCTGTTCAGCGCATAGCTGTAATAGTAGACACCTATCTTCAGCCTCGCCTCCAGCGCCTCATTGACATTTTTGTAGAACAGGCTGTCCAGATGCCCGCGCCCGTATCCCAGACGGATGATGGCAAACTCGATTCCGTTCTCCTTCACGGCCTTCCAATCGATCCAGCCGTTGTTTTCCGAAACATCAATGCCTTTTCTCATTATTTGCTCCTCCTTTTCAGCATCTCATACAGGCGGCCCATGCTTTCCACCCCGGCATCGCCCAGGTTTTCCACGATGGACAGCATCTCGTTCATGGACAAGTACCCGCAAACGATCTGCAGGATCTGCGAATTCGCCCCGGCCACCTGGCTCATCAAATCGAAAACCGCTCCCATGAGGAAGCAGATCATATAGACGAACAGCTTGCTGACGCTCCGCTGGCGCATCTCGTAGCTGTTGATCTTCCTCGCCTTCCGGGCGCTGTTGATGCCTTTTACCGCATCCCAAAAAGACGGGTCCTCCTTCCCCTGCTCCACCAGATAGGCGTAGCTGATGGCGGCCCATCGGGTAAAAATATCGATGTACAGCAGCACCCCGAATCCAATCATCAGGATGGAATACTTGTACGTTACCAGCCCAATCACCGCTCCGCCGATTACCTTTACGTTGAGGACGTCCCCCATTTTTTCCAATACGCTATGAACAATTTCCCTGTCCATGGTTTCCTCCTTTTGCAAATAAAAAGACGGCACCGTTTCCGTTACCGCCGTTTCCTGACATTCTCTGTTTCCTGCCGGAGTTTCCGCATATAGTCCACGTTGTCGCATTCGAGGTACCATTTCCAGTAATCCTCTTTGGTTGCGTGGATCTGCCGGAGCTTCGGATTGTTCTCCCAGCAGTAAAAGCACAGTTTTTTCATCTTTTCGATGCATTCCGGGTGGTACTGCATCATCCGCACGTTGGTTTTTTTGTAATGCAGCGGGCACAAGAGGCAGTTATGCAGCGCCCCGTACATCTGATACGATGCTGCCAGCGGCACATGGAATTCCTCCACATACGCCATCACATCGTCTTTCGTCCAGTCATACAGCGGGGCGACCACCAGCCGGTTGCCCTTCACCTGCATCGGCTCTATCGTGCGGCGGGATACCATGCCATCCCCGTACCCTTCCTCCCGGCGGGTCCCGTAGACCAGGTGGGTGGCCTCTTCCTCCATCCGCTTATGCGCTGCCGACTCCCGCCTGCCCGCGCAGCAGAACCGGTCGAAGGTAGTAGGCATATATTTCTTCTCCCGCACCATCTCCTCCACCGTTTTATCTGGATGAAGGAATACCGTATCCGGGTGGTACGTCCGCAGGTAGTCCAGCAGCATATCGGATTCCAGTGTGGTTTCCATATAGAAATATTTCGCCGGAAGTCCTAACCGATTCACAATGTGCTTCACCACGCAACTGTCCCGACCACCAGAAAAACTGACGGACAGGAACTCGCCCTTTTTCATCGGAAGGTTCCGCAGGATGGTTTCTGCTGAATCAATTTTCTCTTGCAAAGCAGTATCCATATTTTTCCTCCTTATTTTGGAATCGTGGAACCGGTCAGTTCCTGGTATTTCGCCCGCACAGCGGCGTCCGAATACGGAGTGCCGGAAGACGTATCGGCATAGATTTTGTACTGTTCCGTCTCCCCATCGCTGTTGGCAGGAATCTTGCCTAAGTTCGCATGGTTGCAGTACGGGATGTATTCCCCGGCGGCATAATTGAAACCGCTGGTATTGTATCCCGTTACCGTGTTGAGGTTGGAATAGGTGGTGCCGGGAGTGACCTGAACCCGCTTGATTGCCACACTGTCATAGTAGGTCGTGCCGCCCTTATTGCCCTCTTCCACCGAGTAGATAGCATTGATAGAAATGTAGGTGACCGTGGCGGGAATCGTTACTTTTGTCACGTTGTTCCCGATCAGCGTCCCTTTCGGGTAGGCCGTGGTAGCCGCCGTGGCGCTGACAGTGGTATCCGACTTGACCGTTCCGGACGTTGCGGACAGCTTTCCCGCCTTATAACCGGATGCCGCCGCGATAGATGCCGTCCATGTGGTACCTACCTCCACGGAAAAGCTCTGGGTGCTGGATGATGACTTCTTCGTCACCTCACTGGCCCCCGGTTGCGTATATTTCAGGGTGATGGTCTGGTTCGTGGTGGCCGCCAGCTTCAGTGTGTAATTGTTGTTAACGGTTTTTTCCACATAGTATTCCACATTGTTTTTCTTTACCTTGAGCATGGAATGGCTGGGATGGCCACCGCTGGTAACGGAAACGGGCCAAAGCCCGATATAGGCCTTGACCCCGTTGTTGGTTATGGGCCAAGTCGTACCGCCCGACGCCGTCTTGACCGTCCCTTCGCTTTCCACGGAATAGGAGGTGACCGATTCCGTGGTGCTTCCCTTCTTAAGCGTCAGCTTCGTCGCCAGTGCCGCCATCTTCGTTCACCTCGCTGTCCTGATTTACCGGCAGTACAAAATACCAGCCGATCATATCCAGGATATCGTCCCGGCCTTCTTCCAGCGACAGGATGTATTCCTTCAGCTGGTTGTACCGCTTGTGCAGTTCATCCGACCGCATGGCAATCAGGATGTTTATGTTCTTGAAGTCCTCCACCGTGACATCCACCCGCTGGTTATCGGCAGTCGTCCAGGTGATGGATTTTGCCCCGCTGTCCTCCAGGAACTTCCGGGCCTTGTCCATGCGGTCCTGCGACAGGGCATCCGCATCGAAGGGGATTCCCTTGTACTCGATATCCTCCAGCTCCTTCTGGTCGCGCACCAGCTTCAGCTTGTCGATGGCGTACTGCACCCGTTCCTCCCATGTATACGTCTGCCGGATATGGATGATTTTGTATCCGGTATCCGGGTCGTTTGTCACTGAGTCCCCGATGGCGGGCGGCTCCCCGTCAATCAGCACATCGGTAATATCGATGAAGAAGGCGTTCGCCTCAAAAAATTTACAGAACTCCTCCAGCGGGCACCAGTGGTGGTGGATCGCCACGATCTTCCCCCACTTGATTTCCGCAAAGGTGTATTTTGGTTCAGCTTCCGTATCCAGGACATACGGTTCTACCTTGTACTGGCTCATAGCTTTTCCCTCCGTTCAATATAACTGGATTCCCGATTTCAATGTGATAACCCCCGAGGATGTGATGTTCCCGGTGGACAATGACCCCGTCACCAACTGGCCTGCGGTCGTGGATGCGTAGATGCCCGTATCGAACACCAGCGTCCCGGTGTTGGTCTTATCGGAAGTGGTCCCACACAAAAAAAACTTCGTAGTGGTTCCCAGGGTATTGGTCACCTTGGTATCGGTGTTCGTGTTGGTATCGAGATCCCCGATGAGCTGGTAGGCGCTTCCGTCATACACGAACCCGTAGGTCCGTTTTGCCGCCAGGTACCCCGCCGAAATGGCAGCGCCCCGGTACTGTATCGCTTTCGCCCCGGTACTGTTTACGTTGAGCGTCGGGCTGGCAGCAGTATTTGTCACCGTGAACTTCACGTATATCACGGCTCCTGTTACCAAGGAAAAACCGGTGCAGGCCACCACCTTTGCTGCCGTAGCCGCCGCCGTGGAGCAGGAGCCGAAATGCGTAATGGCTGCGCTCCCGTTGAACGACACCCCGTCAATAGTGCGGGCCGTTGCCAGCTGGCTGGCCTTTCCCACCGTTACGCTGCTCAATGCCGTCTTCCCTGTTCCGCCGTTGCCCTCGGCGAGGGTGCCGGTAAAAGCGATGGTCACCTTGTCGTTCGTGGCGTCCGGGGTCAGCGCGATATGGCTCCCCGCCGCCAGCGTCAGGGTGTCCTGCTTCGCATCCGCCTGTATGGTGGTGCTGTCTATCTTGAAATTTGCATAGGCGTTTTGGTTTACTTCCGCCCCTGCGGCAATGCCGTCCAGCTTGGATTTGTCCGTGTTGCTCATCATGCCGTTGCTACTGGTGGTCGCCGCCGCATGGGTGTGACCGTCCAAGGAAAAAGCGGCGGCATGTTTCCCGTCCAACAAGTCGGCATTCAGGCTGGTACATACCGTGCCGTTGCTGACAGGGATGTTGTTTTTGGCGTTCCCTGACGTCGCCCCTTTCAATGTCCCCGCGTTGACGATTTTGTCATTGATGATGGCCCGGTGCTGTTCCCGCTGTCCCGCCGGGAAATCCGCCAGGTAGCCGTCATCCGCAGGGAACGCAGAATCATATGCCATGTTCGTTCCTCCCTTAATACCCTTTTATCTTGATATCCGCCGTGCCGCCTACATCCGTGTTGGCATTGTTTTTCACCTTCACCGTGCAGCCGGTCTTGGTCTTTGCTGTCACCACCGCATGAAGGTTATCCCCGATGGCGGAGGCCGTCACGTTCGGAATCGTGTAAAACGTATGCTTGAACGGAACCGTTGTTCCGCCTTTTGCGATGTTCGCCGTCAGCGCGATATCCGTGTCCGGCACATCGATGCTGACCAAAAGATTATTGACCTCTGGCGTCTTGCCCCGGTCTTTTGTGGATAACAGTACCCGGAACTGTACATACCGGAACTGCCGCTGCACCGGAACAAACGGGCTCCAACCGATCCAGTTCTTGTTGTCCAGTGAGGTACGGAACTGCAATTTGGCAGCCGTGCCAGCGGTCAAAAATGTTGATGAGGTGAAATAGGCGGTAATGTTCGCAGTGATAATCTGTCCGACGTCAATGGCCTTACAGGTGTACGTCCCGCTGGTGGGGTACAGCCCGGTAGTTTCATCCATGAGCAGTTTCAGTACACTGTGGCCACCGGTTTCGTTCCAATGGGTCTCCGGCCAGTCGCTGAACCGCTCCCCGATGGTCAGGAAGTTGATCTCGGATTCCCCGAACGTGGTATGGCTGTGGGAACCGTTCTGCAAAGCAATCTCATCGTAGGTGAGGATGACATTCTTTATGGGCAGGTTCTCCACGGTCACCTTCGCCGTGGCCTCTGTCTGGGAACGGAACCCTGCCCGGTTGATGGCCTTGATATGGTACCGGTACAGCCGTTCCATATCCACCTTCACCCGATACATGTTGTCCGTCACGCCCGTGACCACTGCCGTGCCGGTATCAAAACTCATGCCTTCCCGTATCTCGTATCCCACCACATCGTTATCCGTGCTGGCAGTCCAGTACAGGCAGACCTCCTCGCCGTTCTGGTAGGCCACGAAGGCTGTAGCATTGGTGGGTTCCACCCGGCAGGTCAGGTTGGCGGACGCCTCGTCCCCATAGAACCCGGCGCTGTTCAGGGTGCGTATCATCACATGGTAGGCGTTCGACGATTTTAATGTATAAGAGGCATACAGTTCATTGGTCAGCGGAAGCGCCTCCGCGCTATCCCACAAATCCCCTACCTTCACCTGGTACCCGACCAGGTCGCCGTCCGGCACCGCGCCCCACTGGATCTGCAGCTGGCTCCGGTCATCCGGGTTCTGCCGTAACTGAATCGCGCCGACCGCCGTGGGGTTCAGTTCAGCCCGAAGATTCCCGATACGCTGGCGGCGTACTGGCTTTCAAACCCTGCGATGGTGACAGCCTTTATCATCCAGGAATGCAGCCGCTCCTCGCTGATTTTCAGCGAATAGGTCACCCCGCTGACACGGGGCGCAACCACTGTCCCGGTCTCCCAGGTCGTCCCTTCCTTGATGATGAAATGGGAAATGTCGGTCGCCTTGATGGAACTCCAGGACAGGTTCACCACCGTCTTGTCCGTCCCGCTCTGGACAGCCTTGAAATTGGTGACGTCCAGCGGCTCCACCGTAATGGTGATGCTCTTATTAGCAATAGCGGAAACCTGCCCTGCCACCGTCACCACCTGTACCATGACGTTGTAGGTACCGGAGGAAGGGACCTGCCATTCATACCGGGTCTCCTTCGTTTCCACGATATCCGTGCCGCCCGCCCAGGTCGAACCATACTTGATGACATAGTCTGCGATGTCTTTCCCGGCCGGCGTCTTGAAGCTGATGACCGCCTTGCTGTGGTCCTTGGTGCTTTGGGTCACCGTCAGGTTCGTCACCGCATCCGGCACGATGTTGATGCTCTTGGACAGTTTCAGTGGATTCTTCGAATAATGCTCTGCCGCGTTGATAGCGGCAATCCAGAATGTGTAGGTACCGCTGGCGTCCACCTGGTAGGTGGAGCGCAGGGTCTTCGTCCGGGCGAACACTTCCGCAGAGGCCCAGGCACTCCCCACCCGCAGCTCATACTGTGAAAGGTCGCTGTCCGTCACCGCGTTCCACTTGAATTCGATGGTGGAACGGTCTGCCGCCGTCTGCGATGCGGAAAAGCCGGTCACGTCCGACGGGAAGGTGGCGATGGGAACGGTCAGTGAAACAGCAGTACTGCGGTTTCCGGCGTTATCCACCACGACAATACTTACCTTCGGATTGTTGGCAGCCGAAATGATGGTCATGAGATTGGCAGAGGTTTTGTAGGTCTTGCTCCCCACCGTCACCTCATAATGGTGGAAATCGATGTCATTGTTGGCATCCCAGGTCAGTTCCGCTTTCGTCCGGTCTGCCGGGTCGATTTTATACGCCAGACCCGTCACCGCCGATGGCGCAACGTCCGTTCCATACGCCACCGGGCCAATGGTCACACCGCTGCTCTGGGATACACCCAGCACCGTAATGACCTTCACATAATATTGAGTCTTAGCTTTGACCGTGAACTCATCGGAAACATTGGTTATGCCGCTGGCCACGGTCTCCCATTTTTTGTTGTCCGTGGAAATCAGCACCGTGAACTTTCCACCGTTGGACGGGCGTTTCCACGATACCGCCAGCACACCGTGCCGGACACGGTTGCTGTCCGTGTACTGGTACTGCGATGCGTTTAACTTGGTAACATTTTTGGCATTGCCGTTGGCGCGTACTGCGTACTGGATCGGCGGGATGGAATAGGTCTCATCATACAGGGCCTCGGCATACTCGATGCAGGTGATGCGCCGGGTAAAGTCCTGCGCCCGCGTGATGGATTTCACCACAAAAGGTTTGCTTCCGATGTTGGCAATGGCCACATCGAACACATCCCCTGCCTGGGGCGGGTCGGTGTCGACATACCCGTCATCCAGGGTGACGGTCGTCCAGCCGTCAGAAGTTGAGCTGACAATGGTAACCGGGGAAATATGCAGCGTATCTTTTACCGTCCGGTACTGAATACGGTAGGATTTTCCGGTATCGCTGATGTAAATCGGCAACACCAGCGTATCTCCTTCCACACTGAATATCCTGCCGCTGTTCGCCCATTTGGGGACGTCGTGGGATACCAGGATCGCATCCCCTACGGTGCAGGCGATGGCGTCGATGCCCGCCTCGAAGGAAACGGTGCGGAGCTGGTATTTGTTGCACATGAGCTGGTACTTTCCTTCCCGGTACGCCTGTTCATAACTGGTGACCCCGTCCAGCGTCAATTGCGCTGTCTTGGCGTAGCCGTCGCTGTCAAAAGTATCGCCGTAGATGGTCAGGACGTCCCGTTCGTAATCCGCCTTGCTGTTGGTGAAGGTGACCTCCACGCAGTTCGCCCGGTCTGCCACCTTTAAAAATTCTTCAGAAAAAGTTCCCTGCTTGATGTTGCCCATGTTGAACATCTGCACCGGCTCCTGTACATGGTCGTATATGCAGCCGTAGCGGGTACCGAACCGCACCACCATGCCCCGGCCGATGGGAGCGATCTTCTGGTTCGCTACTTCCAGCACCTCGCCTACCGTGTTGATCTCGATGTTCACATACAGTTTCATGGAATCACACCAGGCCGCCCAGCGGTTGAAATCCGCATACCGCATCCGCTCCGCCGGGACGCCCCGCACCTCCATCCCCGTTTCACCGGTATTTATATTTGTCAGTTGCCGTGCCTGGTGCAGCAGGTCATAGCAGGCCCAGGCGGGATTGTTGGCGTTCTTCTGCACATAGGCCGTGCCGTTCCACACCCATACTTTCTTCCGTTCTTTCAGGAAGGTGAGCGACGGGGAACCGTTGAGCTGGTCGGTGGCCTTGGCCCGTATGCCGATGAGCGCCGTGCAGGGATAACAGAAATCGTCATAGACGATGGACTCGACGGCAGTCCAGTACACGGAACTTTGAGACATATCGTCATCTTCCGCATACTGCCGCGCCAGCACCTTTACCCTGACCTCGTAGGCGCCTTCGGCAATCTTGTTCACCCGGAACTGTTTCCGTACCGCGCTCTTGGATGATTCCGTGATACGCCCGGTGGCCCCGGTGCTGCCGTTTACGGTAATAGTGCCGGTAACGGAGTCACCGTCTTCCAGCGTGGAACATACACTGCTGCTCCATGCAGAAGTGTCAACCTTGAACTTCCCAACCGTGACCATCCTCCGTTTGGAAAAATCCCGGCGGGACATGTGGGTCGAAGCCGTGCCGATGGTAATATCTACGCCATTGAAATAGGTTATCTGCCGGTAGTCGTCATAATCAAAATAGGAATAACCCGTTCCCTGCAGTTTCAGCGCGTAGTTTCCCGCCGCCACATTCTGTGCCAAGGAAACACCATAGCTGTTGTCAGCCACTTCCTTCAACACATTGACCCAGTCCCCATACGTCCCATCTTCATTAACTTTCCGGTATTCGATGTCCAGGTCAAGATAGGCGGAAGTCGTGTCGCCCCTATCGGTCAGGTGGTACAGGCCGTTGGGGAACTCGATGTCAATGACAAGTCCCTGCGCCGCCGTGCCGGGAGCTGATTCCGTCCGCCATTCCTCCGTCAAGAGATAGGAAAGGTTCTTGGTGCTGTAGGTATCGTTGAAGTTGCTGATAACCGCTTGGTCGTTCTCACCGCTCCGCTTTTCCACGGAAACATCCGCAAAATCCCCGATATCGTTGTCGTTCAGCTTGATGTCCGTGATGGACAGCGGCCCTTCCCCGCAGGCCACCAGCCAGTTCAGGTATTCGTCGTTGTCATCGACGGACACATATTTCCCAATAGTCTGCCCGCCGCTTTTCACCATCCCGTAGGTCAGGGCGATGGCATTGTTCTGCCCTTCCATGGTCTGCACCTGTCCCCAGGAATAGGTGGCGTCCTCCCGGCCCCCGTCATAGGAACCGGTATCCACCTTCTGCCCTGCCATCCGTCCCATGAGGGAAGACCCCAAGAACATGACCGCAGCCGCAGCCATGTAAGCACCCAGGTGTCCCGCCGCCCAGAAGCCGCTGGAAGCCAGCCAGCCGCCACTGGCGATGCCGAATGATACCACCGACAGGGCGATGGCGGCCACGATGCCAAGGATGGACTTCCCACCCTTGCCACCGCCTTTTTCTACCGCCGGGTAAATCACGATAAAGTCGCCATCTTTGATATCTTTATCGGGACTTACCCCGTACCCGTTAACGGTCGCCTGCAGCTCCACACCGGGAACCGCGTTCTGTTCCAGAAGGGTTCCTATGGTTCCTTTGTATTCTATGTGCCTGACTTCCCGCCCGTCCTGCGGGCTGAACGGATTTTTTACCAAAACCAGTGTGACCATTTTTCATTCCCCTACATATTCGTAATACCCCACGATGACCCGTTCCCATGCCGGATTATCGATCCGGTCGATGCAGACGCCGATGCGCTCTCTGGCATGGATGAACCGACCTTCCCCGATATACACCGCAGTGTGGTTGACCACCCCTTCCGGGGATCCGAACCGCATGGCGATCAGGCACGGGGCTTTCGGTTCCTTGATTTCCCGCCAGGGATATTGTTGCGTGTAATTTGTTATCAGCTCGCTGATTTTTTCCATATCGGTATAGCTTTTGTACTGGTCATCGTATTCCGGGATTTGTTTCCCGTATTCCTTATAGACTTCTTTCACCAGGCCATAGCAGTCCAGCCCGGTCTGTTTGTCCCGTCCCTTGTTGGCGAACGGGACGCCGATCAGTTCCACGAACCTCATACATAGACCCCTTTCTGGTCGATGCCGGGGAATCCCCCGAACCGCTTGCTGTTCTTGTGCGCCCGGCAGTCCGCCAGCGTATGCAGGCAGCTTTTGCTGCTCCCCTTGTATCCGCAGCGGAGTCCCTTGTAGGCAAAGGGACAGTTGTTTTTCATATAACGATCGAGGGGCCTGCGGGTGCGCGCACTGTAGTCAGTGCCTAACGTAAACTCCACCCACTGCTCGTCCACCTTGCAGGACAGTACCGTGTACACTTCCTCCAGATCGGCGTTGCCGTTCAGGTTCAGAGAGTTGACCACCCGGAGTATCACCTCGGTGCCGACCCCGCCCCCGGAATCTTCCACATACCATTGCAGCCCCTGGGTCACGTTGCTGACCTTCAGCGACACGTTCGGGTCTGACCCGTCGCTGTCCTCGCTGGTCTCCCCAATCTCAAACGGGAACGCCTGGTAGAGCTGTCCCTTCCAGGTCACGTCCTCGTTGTTGTAGCAGAGATACACCGTGTTCTTCAGCCGTATCTCCAGCAGAATCAAAAAACAGCTGTCGGTCGACAGTTTATTTTTTTCTTTCTTGGATATGGCAGAAATGGAAAGCATGGCCTCACACCTCCGTCAGTTCGATCGTGCCCGACCAGTAATGCAGCGCCTCGTTGGTCCATTTGCCCACGCGGGTAATGCGCACCTCCACTACTTCCGCACCGCCCCGGTCGTCAACAGAATCGGTATTCGTCCAATTAAAAGACCGTGACGAAAACGACACGGTCTGTGAGATAAAATTCATCAATGTTAAATATTGCTCCCTGGGAAGGTGGTTCCATTTCAGCGTCCACTTGCGCCGGCTCCGGGTGAACTTCCGCCGGGACTGCTGGGACCCGTCCTCAAACTTGGTGATGATGGAGTTGTCCTCGTATTCACAGTCGAACGGCCATGCCGGTGGGTCTATGGAAGTTGGAAATTGTATGGCCATATCAGCTCATCGCCCCTTTCATCGTAGTCCGTATTCCCATCTTGTTCGTAGCGATCGCGTTCAGCATGACGGTGACGATGTAGTTCTCCCCGTCAAAATTGCTGCCGGTCTCCTCTGCCATCATCGGCACACCACTTTCATTGGTAATGTTCACGATGACGTTCGGCATATCGGTTCCTCCACTTCCACTTTGCAGGTTGGAGGAAACATATCCGCCACGGGCAAACCGCCGGACAGTCCCAGCATTGATGGCGTCCAGCACCGGAAGCCCCACGCGCCGTACCGCATCCGCTTTTATCACATACTCCCCGTCCGAGAGCATGGCGGGGATGCTGTCTGACGTTGCCGTGCCGGGACCGGAGATAACACCGCCCGTGGCAAAGTTCCCCAGCCGGATGCCCAGGACGTTCGCCGCGGCCCCGTGTGTATTGAAGCCGCCAGAGACAACACTGCCGCCACCGCTAAAAAATCCCGGCATGATCCAGTTCAGGAACTGGTTCACCACCTGGGCCGCCATGGTTTCCGCGATGCTTTTCACGATGGAATCCAGCAGGCCGTTCAACAGGTCCATAAAGGAATCCCCGAAACTTTTCTGCCCGGTCAGCACATTCTTAAAGAAATTTTCAAAACTGCTCTGGCTGTCCATCACGATATCCGCTACCATCTCGCTGGTGGTCCGGTGGGTCAGCAGCCAGTTATCGTAATACCGCTTCATCAAACCCTGCCGGGTGTTGTAGGCATTGAGCGTGGCGGTATTCTCTTCCGACAATGCCTCCTGCAATTTTTCCAGCGAACCCGTCCGGTAGGCATCCTCAATCTCTGCCAGGATGTCCTTGCACTGGGCATGGTAGGAAACGATCTCATCGTCGTACTGCTTGTTTGCCGCCGCGATATCGATGGCCACCTGCTTTGCAAGGGACAGTTTCCCGTTTTCCTGAAGCTCATAGGCTACTCCCTGTTCCTGCAGGTTCTTCACCAGCCGTTCCCGCTCGGTATCCGACATACCGATATACTGCGTCTCGAACTCCAGCCAGCGGTTTTTGATATTCTCTACCGATTTTTCATGGTCTTTCTCAATTTCATAGACGGCCTTTTCCGCGGCGGTCATATAGGCCGTCTGCAGGTTGGCACTTTCCCGCATGGCGTCGTTCACGGACTTGCGGGCGGAATATTCCTGCTCGATGCTCCGCTGGAGTTTCTGCCGGCGCTCCTGTTCTTCTTTCTCCGGGTCATCCTGTTTGCCGGAACCGCCCTTGCTTTTTCCTCCACCGGAATCACCGCCACCGACAGCGCCAAATACATTTTTATATTTTTCCAC